TAATGGCACACCTTCCGCTCGCAGCTTAATCGCCAGCGCATCCAGCTTGGCTTTCTCTTGCAGTGTTAGTTTCATATGTGATTCCCTTTGTTGTTACCATTGAACTTTACCTGTTGCCACGTTTTCAATCCGGCCAAACTGATTAAGACGCCAGTCACACTAAAATACCATTCCTTGACGTAGCCCACGCTGCCGATCAAACCTTTGTCCCATCCAGTGAGATGCAGCAGGAATATGAGCGGCGGGGCGCAAAGGAAAATCCAGACACAGCCCCACGCGAGAACATCGCGCCAGCCGTGATGATGAGGAGGATTTTCAGGAATCATGTTAAATTTCAAATACCAGTTGATTCGTAGAATTGATCGTTCCAGTCTGTGCTCCAGTAACATATGCTGTAAGCATGAACCAATACTGGACGCCTACACTCAAACCGACAGCGTGGCCGCATAAATTGTAACCCACGTAAAGGTTCGCCACTGGCTCGTGTATTAGAGTTGCGTTAGCTGCCACGGCACCGCTTGGCGCTGCACCGAAGGCTGGGGGGGTTCCTGTTCCAAACCGGACGCGCAGATAAGACCCGCCACTCGCGTTGTTGTTCGTTACGCCTCCTCCAAAAATCACTATCACCCTTCCACTTCGCTTCGGTGTGAACAGCACAGGCGACCCCATCATGATTTCAGTGGTTGCCGTATAAGCAGTAAGGACACCCGGACTTGCAAGGTTCGAGATATTCAGGTCAACATAGTTCTTGCTGGCCGCATCTTGCGCGGCTGTTGGATCAGCGACGTTGATGACCTTCTGGTTTTGTGCGTCAACCGGGGCTGTATTCACCCATGCCGTGTCGTAATTCGTTGCTGAGTTTTTCTGTAGTCGTTGCCCAGTTGTGCCGCCTGCGGGCACGCCTTGCCCCGGCACGCCTTGTGGCCCTTGTGCGCCTGTTGCGCCAGTCGCGCCGGGATTGCCTTGAGGCCCTGTTGCGCCAGTCGCGCCGGGATTGCCTTGTGGCCCTTGTGCGCCTTGTGGCCCAGTCGGCCCCGGCACAGTTGAAGCAGCGCCAGTCGCCCCAGTTGGGCCTTGCGGCCCTGTTGCGCCTGTCGCGCCTTGTGGCCCTTTGATATTGCCTGTTTTACCCCAAGCCATGTCAGTTGCTCTTTCTAGCTGTGACGCGCCACATCGTGCCAGTGAACACGAAGATGTCGCCTGTCGTGTTGTTCAGATACAAATCTTGCGGCAGCGGGTTGGCTGGCGCAGTCGGCGTCGGGTCAATTGAGCCTTCGAACCACAAGCTGCCACGCTGTCCCGGCGCTCCGGCTGGACCTTGTGGCCCCGGCGGGCCGGGAACTGGTATGTTCATTGGCGGCAGTTTCTGCTCCACTTTTGTCGGCACTTCGAAAATGTTGTTGCGATCATAAGGTTGTTCCGTTCCATAGATGACGTTCTTCATTTTTAGCTGAAGATTACAAGTCAAATGTCCTGCCAGCCCATCGGCTGAAAAATCGATGTTGATCACTTCGACACGCGGCTCCCAAAAATATAGCGCATCGAGAATGGCAACCACCGCTTCAGATGCTCTAGCTATCGGCAAATCGACAATAGTCTGATCGATTCCGAGCAAGCGCTCGAGCGCCGCGCTGAAGAGAGGCGTTGCGAGAATTGTCTTCACGTTCTGAAAAATTTCCTTGTAAGCGATCGCGCCGAAATCGATCACCTCGAATGAGACCATGTTAAGCGGAAGGCCATCGGCGTCTTGAAACTTGATGCGCCAGTTCGAACCGAGATCGCCCAACTGGCCATAACCGATAAACGGCTCTACTGCTGTTGCTGGCATGACTATAATCCTCCTCCACCAAAACCGGGTATCCCGAGTGACGACAGCAAGCCTGATGCAAACGGTATGTATTCCTTGAGCGTGATACTAAGTTCGACTGCGAGCAAACGACCGCCAACCAACCAATGCTTGTGCGCCTCGTGCATATCGACGATCACAAATAGCGACAGCCCCGGCCCCATTGGTCTGCCGCCAATGATCAGTGGAGCTGACAAGGCGTTCTCATGATAAAAATGCCACTCCGCCAAGATCGGAAGCGGGTTGCCGCACCAGCTGGCGTCGAGATTGACTTTTATTTCGATGGTGATCAAATCGTTCCCGGCCCACTCAAGCAGTGGCTTTTGCAGGTGCACCATGTGCGACGTGAATCGCCCGGTATATTTGCGCTCAATTTCATGAAAGGTATGTATCCGGCCCATCGCGCGACCGAAGATCACCGAGCCATAAATGCCTTCAAGCGCCATTGTTCATCCTCTCGCCTCCAGTTGCGCGATGCGCCGCTCCAGCGATGCGATACGTTCTTCTAATTCGCCCTGCGCCAGACCGCATGAGGCGTGCGGGCCGTCTGCCGCAGTGTGAATGCCGGTGGTGCTCATGCCGCCTGTGTGCGTGATGTCGCCTTCGAAATTCATCGCGCCTTTCAAGTGAATGTTCGGCGCGTCGATCAGCACATCGCCTTGAATCTGAATTGTGAACCCTTTCTCTAGCTTGATCAGCACAGCACCTTTATTGTCCCAGTTCAGATCGCCTGTCAGCTTCCAGTCTAGTTGGCCTTTGCTCGCGTCGAATTGCATCGTCGAGCCGTCATCATAAAGCGTGTGATCGAGCATCGGGTCAGTCACAGGCGGCGGATTTTTCTTCGTGTAGAATGACCCGAGAACGGCGTAATTGCTGGTCCCATTGGGCAGCTTGACTAACGCCACCACATCGTTGAGGCGCGGCACAGCAAAGCTTTTCTTGGCGCTCGACGCGATCTGCAAGACAGGAATCGATTTGGAAATCAAGGGAGTATTTTTGTGATCGACACGATCAGGCATGATCACGCGCACATTGGCGTGCTCGGCTGTGCATTCGATTTTTGAAACTCGGCCAAAAGCAGCGGTAATGCCGAAGCGGTTATCGTGTCCCTTCGTGAAATCGGTATCAGAGAGTAGGTTCTTTTGCATGACTAATATCCTGACAGGCAACGTCGTATGATCAACGCAGTGTTGTATTCCGGCCCGAGCGTGTGATGTGCGGTTTCAATGAACCATTTGCCATCGAACTGCCCGCAGCCGACCAAGTTTAATGTTTGCCCAGCTGCGACGAGCGGGTTGCCAATACCCAGTTCGAGTCGGCATTGATCTTTCTTTTTGTTCTTGTCGCGCAACAGTGATTTCGCTTTTAATTCGCACGGTCCATCGTTCGTCTCCCATGAGCCAGACAAATCATCAGCCCGCAGCATCGCGCCGTCCTCTTCTGCTTCTTCGGTGTCAGGATCATGGTTTACCTTGTCGCCTTCAGTGTCGCCGCCTTCAGCATCAGGGCCGCTGTCGCCGGTGACAGTCGCCCATTCGCCGCTGTTCACGTTGCCGCTCTCTGCGCTGGCATACGATACTTTGGCAGCTTGAGCTGTGTCCATGATCTTGCTGACAAAGTGCGCGCCAGCCAGCCGGTAACAGTTTCCACCCTGCATCGGCAAATTGCCGTAAACCAATGTGAAGGCTGGCGCAGCTTCTTCGAGTTTCTGCTCGTCGAACACGATGATCTTGCTGCGATGCACTTTGATCGCCAGCTTGGCGTCATTCGCCTTTTTTTGAAGAAAACCTAAGCCGCTTTCCTCGACTTGTTCGACACGCTTGTAACGCGGGTTGAGCTGCGCAAGCCAGCTGAGACTCATCTTGTTCTCTCCGGCGATCTGGTTGGCGACATCTTGTAGCGTTGTCTTTTCCCAGCCGCGCGTTTCGGTGCTCGCTTTAATACGCACGTCAGTGGGAATAGAAGCCGCTTTGATCAAGACCTTGCTGTCAGGCAATGTGAACTCGACCGTGTCGATCCAGAACGTCCCACAATCTAGTTTCAAGCTGGCAGCGTTAGGCGCGAACCAGCGATCAGCGATAATGCCAGCCTCGATCGTTGTGCCTTTCGCCGGTGCCCAAGTGCTGATGAATTTATGTTCACGATCGGCGAGCACAATGTGCAGATCGTCTGCTTTCAGACCGTCGCAATTATCCTCGTAAGTCATGCTCACGAAATATGGCGAGAGCGCGCCGTAGTAATCCTGACCGCCGAGCGAGATCGACGGATGAGCAGAACGGACTTGAGCAATCATGTCGTCGGCGGTATCGCGGTTGCCGCTTTCCAAGGCACAAGCGGAATTTCAGTTACCACATCGATCGGCGGCACAACAACGGCAACGCCGCCGGGGAAGCTCGCCACTTCGCGCAAAGAATAATTGGCTTCAAGCAGCCGATACATCAGGTGTTCGAAGCCTCGCACCCGGCCGTAAACGCGGATGGCGATCATGTCCCACCAATCGTCCTGAGTCGAGACGTAAATTCGTTGAGGCTGCGGCTGACCGAACGCCAGATAAGTCGCATCAGGCACGAACGGCGGGACGACTGGAGGTGTGTTATTAGCCATAGCCGCCCTCGTAGCTCAGTCGGCGTTCGTGCGCTTGAGCGCGCTTGAATTGCTCGACAAATTCACGAGACAGATCACGCAAGCGCGACACTAGACCTTCTTCAGTGCCGCCAGCCATGCCGCCGTGGATGGTGATGTTAGGCGTGAAATTCACCATCGTGCCGCCTAGCGAGCCCATGCCGCCGCCTCTGCCGCGCCCGAGCGGTATGACAGCCTCCGCGCCGCGCTCGGCGAGATGCGCCAGCATTGGGCGACGCGCAATGCCGCCAAACTGCATCGCTGCTGGCTGCGCCTTAGCAGCTTGTGCGGCGATCGCAGCGGCTTCACTTAAGCGTCTGGCTGTGCGATCAGGATGACTTCCGATAGTAGAAAATCGCTTTCCGAGTATTCCACTCTGCAAGCTACCGCTCCGCACAGAGCTTTGTGAATCCCGAACAAAGGCTCGCACCGACGAATCGACATCAAACGCATTGCCGCCCGGCACTTGGCCGTGGGCATATTGAAAGACACCAAAGGAGCCACCCGGGTCGGTCAGATTCGTTGACCGTGGATTGAATCCTGACTCAGCGCTGGCAACGGCAGTTCCAAATCGCGCCCACTCTTCAGCCGAGCCAGTAGTGATTCCAAATCTAGCGCCGTCAGGCGGAACAGTTCCTACCAAGCCTGAGCCTTTATAGGCTGTGAGTAATTTGTCATAAACGCCTACTCCACCTTTACCTGCGGGAAGCGCAGCACCACCAGTGCTAAGACTAGCAGCCGTGATCGGCGCTTCACCAGTAGCGAGCCTCTGGCGCTGCCCGGCTGTAGCTCCACGGTTGACAGCAGCAGCGCCGCTGGCAGCGCTGCTTATGGCTGCGCGAACAGGTGCGCCAGCCTTGTAAATTGCCTGACCTGCACGAAGCGCAGCTCCGCCGGGCATCCACCACGGCGGTTTCCATTCGGTGATCGACTTCTTGAACTTCTCCCACAGGTCCACCAGCTTGCTAAGTCCCTCTGTAATTCGTTGCCAGCCGCCGAGAAAGTCGCCTTCGAAAATTGTCCAGTATCGTTTCAACTTAACCATCACACGTTCGAGATCGCGAAAATCTTGCACTTCCTGTTGTATTTCCTTGGTGAGGAACGTGCCGAGCATGGTTCCCAGCGATTGACCTTGCTGATTACTGTAACCGAACGCGATGCCTATGCTGTTGATCGCGTCAGCAAAATCGGTTGCCGCCTTCTTCGCGTCAGGTTGTTTCAATCGATTAACCAAGTCGGCGAACTCTTGTGCTGCCCATGTTTTAACGTGCGTGATTGCCTTCTCAAAATCGGTCAGAATAGGCTCAAGCGACAACATCGCGTTGCTCCATGCTTCTTCCATCTGCGCTTTGTCAGGCAGCAGCGCCAGCCTTACGCGCTTGCCCATCTCGAGAATGTTCTCCTGTGCCTTCTTAATCCTGCCCGCCGGTGTCGTCAGCAAGCGCGCAGCTTCGCCTGCTGCAAACTTCATCTTCTCGAGCAGATAGTTGTAGGCTTCTTGATATTGACCCGCCTTCGACAAAGCCTGCAAATACTTTTTCTGATTCGGGTCCAAGATCAGGCCGAACTCTTTTAGCTGCTTTGTCATTCCCGTCTTGATTGCTACGCCCATCCCTTTTGCCAGCTGCGCCATGTCGGCTTCGGTGGCAGTCACGCCTTTGCTCACCGCCAACATGTCCTGCATAGGACCGATGGCTTGCTTGATATACTTGGGCGGCACAGCCGCTACCGCCAGCTGATCTTCGCCAGCTGCGAGAATGTCTTGAGAATAAACGGAGTGTTTTGCCAGTTCTTCAGTGTGCGCTTGCAACATTTTAAGCTGACCTTCGGCGTAACCTCTGCCTCTGGCTGCTATGTCGCGCAGTTGAAGCATGGACGTAACCATCCTACGCGTTCGCTGCTCTGCTGCAGTCGCAGCCTCTTCAGCGCCTTCGAAGATTTTTGCGAAAATGGCTCTGGCTCCCAGCGCGGCGAGCGCAGTAGTCAGCAAGCCGGTCATCGCCTTCAGCGAACTGCTGACGCCTTTGACGGTTTTCTCCATCGCTTTCATGCGCGACTGCGCCTGACTCATCGCGCCTGTGAAGGAGCTGAGCAGCTTAGCGCCTATCGTGAAGACCGTTTGATATTGTTGAGTCGCTGCCGCCAAAATTCGTTCACCTCCGATCTTCGGATGCGTCGTGCTCGCTTTGCAGTTGATCGGTAAGCTCGATCATAAAGTTTGTCAGCTCCTTGATAGGCAGCTCCATCCAGTAATCAACGCCGCCTCCCATGGCGCGCGCCAAACGCACGACGATCGTGCGCAAAAGTCTGGTTAGACTTTCGCCTCTTCCGGCGAGCTGCCACAGGCTTTTAGGGCTTCAAGTCGTATAGGTGTGTAATACCTCCTTGGCAGTTTGAAGATCAGACCTACTGGAACGTCAGCCGCTCGCGCGATCACCAGACAATGATAGAGATGTTTCAACTCGGGCAGCGGTGTTTCGTTTTTCTCCGCCCGATACATATGCGTGAACTCGCGCTCGATGCGCTGGAAATCTTTGCCGATCAACTTGTCGAAGTCACAGATGATCTGATCGTAACTTTGCCCGTCATATTCAACCGGCGGGTCTAGCTTAAGCCGCACCGGCGGCGACGGCTGCTCGACAGCAAGTTCGCGATATACAGCTTCTACGGCGGGTTCTGGCGTTTCCGGTTCGTCGCTATTGTTTGCACGAACGTTGGTCGCCCCAACTTCGGATTCTAATAATTGTCTATCCATATTTCAGCATCGTATCACGGCAAATGCGCGCGGCAACACTGCGTCACAAACCGATCAGTTGCCTGATGCGCTGCGCGTTATCGACAAGCTGAGCGCCGTCCCACCAGCGACACACGGCGTTCTCTTTGTCGATCTCGAGCATAATCTTGTCGTCCCTCAACGCGCGCAAGCTGATCAATTCGTATTCGCTTTCGCCCTCGCCTTTTGTGCCGACCTCGAGCTTGCCTAAATTGAATCCTCTCGGCACGGTGCCCATGATGTAGCGCCAGCCTTGATGGATGATCTGGTTCGTGCCGCTGTCGTGCAGCTGATGCGCCGCCCAAGCGTCAAGCTGCGCGCCGTCTTGAATTGTCGCAAACACTGCAGCATCGCAAATCGTCAGCCACTTTAGCAAGACCGTGTAAGGCTTGAAGTGCGCCTGCACAGGCATGTCGATCTCGCCGAAAATTCCGCTGCCTTTGAGCGTGTCGGACAAGTTCTCGAGCTTCGGCAATGTAACGTCGGCAATCCCAATCAATCGTTTGCCTTGCAAAAAGATTGAGTAGTTGGTGACATGATTTGGAATTAACATTTGATCTGACCTCCTTTGATTAAGCTACTGCTGTGGTTGTTTCTGATTCTGTGAATAGGTTAGCGAGATAGGGCACCCAATATTCGATTCTGAAATCGAGCCACTCTGCCGGTGTGGGCACAGCGATAAAAACGTGAAACAGGTAATGCCCGTTGAGTAACTCCGTAGTTGGATTCTCGCTCTGATTAAACTCGATGCGCGCGCCGAGCAGCGCCTCGCTGTTGCTCAAGCCGTCGAGCCAGAGCTGCAGCGAGTTTACAATGGCGTCGATCAACCTGCGGTTGCCCGGCTCATCCACCTTCTGCCAGATCGTGAGCACAATCGTGTTGCCAATGAAATCGAACATGCGACGCACCGGAATGAACATGTCCTTGACATCAGTGTTGCTCGGATAGCATGCAGTGCGGTTGCCCCAACTGCGCCAGCCGCCGATCCAGTTCAACGCAGTGATCACGCCTTGGCCGTTGAGCATGTTCGCGTCGAGCAAGTGCATGTTCAGCTCTGAACCGTCGTCCAACAGCAGCGCGTTCATGCGCAGGTTCTTGTTCGACGGCGAATAATACGGCAAACCGTTGCCACGATAAATATCCGTCCATTGTAGCAACGGCCCTTGCTGCGATGCGAAATTGTAAACCTTCTGCGAAGTCGTGCCGACAAGCGACGGCTTGCCGAAGAGGCATTCCTGTCTCGGAAAAACGATGTTGTTTGTGTTCTTCCATGCGTTCACGTCTTGCGGTTTCTTGATCGTCTTCGTGTCCACATCGATCAGGCATGTGCAAGCGAAGCAGCCGTTGATGTTCTCGCTCTTGGCTTCCATCGCTGCGGCCAACATTGGGTCACTGGACAACCGCGGACAGATAATCACACCCGGCACATAGCCAGTAGCTTGAAACACGTCTTCGATCACCTCTAGGCCGTGACGCGCGCCGGTATTAACATCGATGCCGCCGATGACATCGGTTGCAGTGATCGGCGTCGTGTTCGGGTTCTGTCCACCGACCTCAATCACATCAGTATCGGTCGCAATCGCGCCGCCTGCGATGCGCGTGATGATCGTGGTGTTGGTGTCTGATAACGTCACCAGATAGTCAGTGCCTTCGACATAGGTCTTCGTCGCGCCAACATCGGTGACTGTCATTGACCAGCGAATTAGTTGTAGGTCTGTATCAATCTGGCCGTTGACGAGCGTGAATGGCGCAGGCGCAACAG